ACCGTGCTGATGCAACGTCTGACTGTTTCTGGTTGCTCAACCGCAGCTTTTCTATACCTTCATTCTCACTACCAGACCTAACCTCAAGTTTCACTACATCCTCAGGTCTAACTATCCCAACATCAGGTATGACTATCCCGTCATCAGGGATTCGCTTACCGTAACCTGTCATAAAGCCTTAGAAACAACTCTAGAATCGTTTTAAACAGGTCTACCTAGGCTACCCTACGTACTACCTACACAAAGCGATTCTAGAGCGTCTTATAGCTATTTATAAAGAACAAAAGGAGCCTACTTACATGGCTGAACCAGAAATTCAAACTAAAAGAAAACCCGGACGACCACGTAAGGTAGAAACTCTAACTAAAGCCCTGCTACCATCAGAACAACCTGAACGTATGAAGCTAGGTGAGATTGGTTACTCAGGTCTTAGTATGTTCAACGGTATCTCCCAAGACGAACTCTACCGAGAGCTAACCTGGCCTTGTTCTATCAAGACCTATAAGCAAATGTCTTATCATGCTGCTGTAGGTTCATGCCTTAACTTGTACGACAGCATTATCTCTAAAGTAAACTGGCGTGTAGTTCCACCACAGAACGCTACTCAAGAAGAACTAGATCAAACTAAGTTCATTGAAGAGTGCTTACTAGACATGGATACTCCTATGCGTACTGTTATCCGTGATGCACTAAGTTCTAATATCTATGGCTTTGCTGTACAAGAAAAAGTATATAGACGTAGACTAAAGCAAAACGGTAGTCTGTTTAATGACGGTAAGATAGGTATCAAGAAGATTGCTTTACGTAATCAAGAATCTATTGAGAAGTTTATTTACTCAGAAGACGGTAGTGAAATCTTAGGTGTTAAGCAGAACCTATCTGCTGTACAACAAGGCAGATATACAGGTCAGAAACTAGAAGTAGTTATTCCTCGTCAGAAGTATATCCACGTAGCTACTGGTAGAAACAGAGAAGACCCTTTTGGTAAATCTCCTTTGCGTGATGTATATCTTTCTTATCGATTCCTTGTCGTAGCTGAGGAGCTAGAGAGTACCGGAGTATCTAAAGACCTTGCTGGTTTACCTTTGCTAAAACTCCCAGCACAGTATATGTCTACTGATGCAAGCCCTGAGCAGAAGATTCTGTTTGAGAACTTCAAGAACATTGCACGTAATATGCAAGTCAATGCTCAGTCTAGTCTTGTTCTACCTTCAGACGTAAACCCTGAAACCAGAGCACCTTTGTTTGACTTTGAACTAATCAGTTCTCAAGGTTCAGGTAAGTCTTTTGATATTTCTAGTATCAAGTCTTATTATCAGAATCAAGTCTATACTACACTAGGAGCTGATCTATTACTAATGGGTAGCTCAGGTAACTCTGGTAGTTTTAGTCTAGGTCAGATTAAGTCTAGCCTTACTGGTGCTACTATTGAATCAATGTTAGATAACATAGTAGATGCTTTCCAGCGTGATCTTATCAGGCATATCTATGAACTCAATGGATTTGATGCTTCTAGAATGTGTAAGCTAGATTACAACGACTTGAACTCTACTGATCTAGAATCACTAAGTAAAGCCTATCAGCGTTATGCAAGTACAGGTCTTCTAGAACTAGATCGTGATACTCTAAACGCAGTACGTAAGTCTATTGGTATTGATCAGCTTCCTGCAGATAAGCCTGTAGACTATGAAGCACTGACTACTAATAGCTCAAGGTCTGGTGATGGTATGGCTTTAGGTACTACAGGTAATGGTACAGCTACTTCTGTAACAGGTACTGATACTAGTTCTAATAACCTAGAAAACGTAGGTTGATAAAAGGATACAACATGAAAATTAAGACTGCTAAAGGACTAGTTCTGTTGTATCTCAAAGCTACTGGATTTAAAGGCTGGACTAGTTTCTGGGATACTATTTATTTGTATCCTGGATACGAAAACAATCAATGTATTATTAGACATGAACAAGAACACCTTCGTCAGATCAAAGAAGAAGGTAAGCTAAAGTTCTCAGTTAAGTATCTGTGGTTCTTGGCTAAGTACGGATACTATGATAATCCATATGAAGTACAAGCCCGTAAAGCAGGCTATTCTATTAAATAGAAAGGTTAGAGATGTATAGCAAAGACAATGTACCAAGGTGGGCTTCTAAGAAATCAGAAGCTGTTCAGACCGTAGCTATTAATGTTTTCAACGATACACTACGTAAAACTGGTTCTGAAGAGAAAGCACGAATTGCTTCACTTTCAGCAATGAAAAACGCCGAGGATGAATTCAAAGCTCGTGCTGCTGGTAAATCTAATCCGGTAAAGAAATCAGCTAATGCTCTGGTAGCAGAACTAATTAAACAAAAGTATAACTTGGAGTAACCTGAAGCATGAACAAGCAGACAGTAAAGGAAATCACAAAGCAAGACCTACCTCTGCTTGTTCAAGCAAAGTCTTCTGCTCTACAACAGAAATATATTACTGCTTATAACCAAGCAATCTCGAAAGGATTGTCTAGTTCTGAAGCAGAGTTTAGTGCTTATAATCAACTACGTATTGCTGAAAAACAACTACGACCTGTAATTGAAAAGAAAGCAAAGCCTAAGGTTCCTGAGCATTTACTTGCTGTACTACAACGTAATAATGAACCTGAAGAACTAGTCAAAGCAGTAGAAGAACAGAGTAAGTCTAAAGAAATTATCTCAGTAGAGTTTGATTTGCAAGGACACCTAGTAATTACCTTCTCAGACTTTACACAGATCAAGACTAAAGGTAAAGGTATTACTGAGTATATTGAGTCTTATTCTACTGTTATTGCTGGTTTAACTAATCCTGTAGAATACTTAGAATTTCAGACTCAACTACCTACTGCACCTGAGTATGTAAAAGGTAGGTTGTTCTATGACAATACTACTGAAGCTCTTTCATACTACAACGATGCTCATGACGTTACTTTAAACATAGGTCAAGAACAAGTAGTACGAGTATATAACAACACAGGTGCAGACGTACTTAACGGTCAAGCTGTTTATATCAACGGAGCTAATACAGGTTTTCCTACTATTGCTTTAGCTCAGGCTAATAATGAAGTAACAGCTACTGCTGTAATTGGTATTGCTACTCACGATATTCATGATCACGGTTACGGATATATTACTACACTAGGTATCGTAAGAGGTCTGAATACTTCTGCTTATACAGCAGGTCAAGTTCTGTATCTTTCTGCTACTGCTCCTGGTGGTATTACAACCGTTGCTCCTTTACAGCCTAACTACAATGTAGTAATGGGTTATGTAATTATCTCGGATACTACAGAAGGTTCTTTGTTTGTACGAGTAGATAAGCAAGATTGGTTTCCTAGTCTAGAACTAGTAGACAACACTGCTTCTAGGTTACTACCTGAAGTACCTACTTTGTTTACTTATGGAATAGCTAGATATAATGATGGTTTCTTGTTTGATAACGGAGAGATTACATTTAATGCTTCTGGTACTTATACGTTTAATATCTCAATGAACGCAATAGCTGGTTCTAGTAATAAAAAGATTTACTTTTATACTGAAGAAAACACTGGAAGTGGTTGGGTAGTTAATACTTATACTGGTAGAGAACTTGAGTTAGTTAATGCTGCAAAGACACAAGTAGTTATTGGAGCATCTAGGTATTTTAGAAAAGGTAGCAAGATTAGATTCTATATTTGGGCTGACGCTAGTGTAAGTTTAGTAAGTACTAATTTACCTGGGACTACACCTGGGACTGTAGTTGTACCTGCTTATCGGGCTACGGTTGCTTAACCGAAAGGTTAGTAGGCCTAACCGAAAGTTCTTCTAATAGATATTAACTATAAGTTACGCTTGATTAATAGAAAAACTTGTGATATAATTCTGACTGTATTTATAAAGGTTCGTAATGGAACAAATAGAAAAAGCAAAAAGTTTCAAACCTACTTCAGCTATGGTAGCGAACGCTAAACGCGGACTTGCAGCAAGGGCTAAAGCACCGGATTCACAAAAAGGTGGACTGTCTGCTTCTGAAGCTAAAGCAGAAGGTGTTGGTTCAGGCGTGGTACGCGCCCGTGACATTATAAATGGTAATCTATCATTAGATACCGTAAAGCGAATTTATAGTTTTCTTTCTCGCTCCCGGCAGCATTATAAGCCAAAAGAACGGACTGCTTCTGGTGGATTAACCCCCGGTACCCAGGCATATTTGAGCTGGGGAGGTTCTGCTGGTCTAGCATGGTCCAGGAGCATCTTGCGTCAAGAAGGTATCATTAAGTCTTACACAAAAGAAATCACAGAAGAAGATCTTAATACTGCTGATGTTCCTCCTGCATTCGCTTACAAGATGGAAGATAACTTAAACGAAGACTTAATGCAAGCTACGTTTATTGTAATGGTTCCAGATGAAGTAGACCTTCATGGTGATATTACTTCTGCTGAAGAAATTCGTAAGAGCTGTCATTCATTTAATAAGCACTCACGTACAGCTAATCTATTTCATCTAGCTAAGACAGATACTTTTGAATTTGCAGAAAGCTACATTGCACCTACAGACTTTATCCTTGGTGATAAGTTTGTAAAGAAAGGTACTTGGGTTTGTACAGTTCAATGCCTAGACAAAGGTCTATGGGAACTAATCAAGTCCGGTGAGATTTGCGGAGTTAGCATAGGTGCTATGGCTACAGTAGAATCAATCGAGGACTAATGCCTAAAAGAAAGGTAATAAATGACAGAAGAAATTAAACGACCAAAGGCTAAACGTCGATTGAAGGACATTAGCTTTGAACATGAAGGTGCTCACGTTGCACTAGTATCCAAGGATCAAGGTGGCGGTGCAAACGGACATAACTATGCACTCTGTCTCAAGGCCCACAAGTTCTCCGAAGAGTTTGTAGAGAAAGCAAGCACTATTAAGATTGAACTTGACATTGTTGAATACCTTCAACGATTCTTCAATATGTATGAAGTTGATGCAGAAGTTCTAGCTCGTGCTCTTGGTTATACCACAAAGCGTCAAGAGAAGTTTGCTCTTGAACAACAAGACCAGACGCTAGAAGATCAGGAGCAGCTGATTGATCCCGAGTACCCAGATTATGAATCTGAGGAAAAGGACTGGGAAGACTATATTCAGTCTCGTATTGCTTCACTAGAGATTATGAAGAATGTTTACGAAGCGGACTCAATTCCAGAAGTTCTATCTAAACTAGACGAGACTCAGTATCTTACTTTCCTGCAAGATCAGCAAAAGCTAGAGAAAGCTTTCAAGAAGATTGATCGTGCTGAAAAAACAAAACAAGTAGCTAAGGCTAAAACCAAATCCCAGTCTATTGCTCCTGAAGCAACAGTCGGAGATACCCCACAAGACAACGCTAGCGTGGGTACTAAAAAGGTAGGGGTAGAAACCTCTGTAACTAAAAATAAGGAAGTGAATATGACTCAAGAAGTGAAAACTATCGAGCAAGAAGTCACTGTTGAACTAGTAGAAAAGTCTGCTCTAGATAGCCTTCAGAAAGCCCTAGACGATCAGAAAGTAGCTCTTGCAAAAGCTATGGAAACTATTCAGCAGTTTGAAGAAGAGAAAAAACAAGGAATCCTGAAACAGCGACTAGCTGACGTAAAGGCTGCAGTTGAAAACGAAGCTTACGCTGAAGTTATCTTCAAGGCTGTAAAAGATTCTGCTGACGAAGATTTCGTTGCAGTAGTCAAGGCTCTAGCTGATATTGGTCTTGCTGCTAAACAGTCAGAGATTTTCAAGGAAGTAGGTGCTGTTACTGAAGAGCAACCTGTTGTAATTGAATCACCTATTGCTAAGGCTCTTAAAGCTCGCCTAGCTAATCATACTAAATAATTTTCTGGAGAATATAAATGGCTGTAATTGCTACTGATACCCAACGCTTTTCTAATGTAGTTAAAGCTGAACTCTGGCCTGAGCTAGCTTGGTGCCGCGCTATTGTTACCCTAAATGGTCCTGCCGCTACTCTACAAGTAGGTCAAGTCCTAGGTAAGGTCACTGCTGATGGTAAGTACAAGGTTGCTATCCAAACTGCTGTTGACGGTTCTGCTGTTGCTGACGCTATCGTTGTCCAGCCCGTTACTGTTGCTGCTAGCACTGATACTAAGGTTGTAGTTCTTCTGAAAGGCCCTGCTGCTGTTTCTAAGGCTGCTCTAATTCTAGATGCAAGTTATGATCTTGATGCTGAAAAGGCTGCTGTTTATGCTGCCCTAGAAGCCAAGAACATCAAGGTTCTAGAAACTGTTTAATAACTAACTAATAGAAAGAAACAACAGAATGATTACTCGTCACTTCTCCGATAACTTCGCAGTACAGGATTTTACTAGCGAACTACAAATGATTCCGAATATCCGCACTCCTCTGAGTGATCTGGGTATTTTCCGCAGCGAATCAATTTCTACTACCAGTGTTACCTTTGAACAAACTTTTGGTACTATCGGTCTAATCTCTGACGTTTATCGCGGCGGTCAAGTCCTAGCTAACCGTGATGAAACCCGTAAGCTACATTCTTATGCTGTTCCTTACCACAAGGTTGTTGACTATCTAACCCAAGCTGACCTTCAGGGAATTCGCGCCTACGGCTCTGCTGATGCTGCTGAGACTCAAGCTGCTGCTCTGGAACGCAAGATGACCAGGATGAAGCGTAGTGCTCAACTAACAAAAGAATTTAGCAAATTCTACGCTCTAACTCAGGGTAAGATTTGGTCACCTTCTGGTGCTGTTGCTCATAGCTCATTTTTCACTGATTTTGGCGTAACCCAAAAGGTTGTTGACATGGCTCTTTCCGTGTCTACCACGGACGTTCTAGCAAAGCTAGAGGAGATTATTGCTCACATTCAAGACAACCAGCTTGCTGGTGATGTAATGTCTGGTGTTATCGGTCTATGCTCACCAGAGGTATTCGCAGCGATCATTGCACATCCCAAGGTCTCCGCATCATATCAATACTATACCTCTACCCAAGAGCCACTACGCAATCGCCTAGGCGGTAATACCACGCTGTACAGAGAGTTTATGTATGGATGGGTTATGCTCAGGGAAATCCGAGATGTTGCTCGTTACGATTCACTTTATTTCCCAGCAGTTGAAGCATACATGATCCTC